CATGGCGCTGGTTGGCATTGATGGTCGCGAGATGTACTGCTGCGTGCCGATGGAGGATGAGGTTGATGGGTGGGTGGCTGAGAACGTCATACCCATCATTGCAGAGAAGAGCGAGCCGGAGTATGTCGAGCTGGATCGCCTGCCGCATCGCATCGCTGAGTTCCTGTCGGGGTACGACGCAGTGCATTTGGTTGCTGACTGGCCTGATGACGTTCGCCACTTCTGCGACCAGCTCATTACAGGGCCAGGTTACCGCGTTGATACGCCGCCCCTCACTATGGAGATTCGCCGCGACCTCGACGCCGAGTCGCTTGTTCCGCATAACGCGCTACATGATGCGCGAGGAATTCGCGACCTGTATCTCTCGCTGATCGGTGAGTAATAATGGCTGACGAGAAAATCGAAGCGGCGCAGCAGAAGTTATACGACGCCATCCTCATGCACGCCCTCGACCTAGAGCGCACCAATCGGGGGCTGGTGTTCGACATGAAGGATCATGTCACCCAGTCGGCTGTGGCGCTCGGCACGAAGCTGTCTGAGCGACTGGAGGGGCTGACTGATGGCGAGCTTCAGCGCTTGGCACGCTATCGGGTAGGCAGCTCCACGAAGGGGCTGCCATCTCGCGTAGTGGGCGTGATCAACGTCATCGACGCATGGTCAGAGGCGTTCGGCGCATCCACCCTGGCGCTGTGGGAGGCTGAAGCGCCCGAGTTCATGCAGGCGGAGATGGACTTCGCGCGGGATAGCCTGGATGCCGTGATGGTTGGCGAGGTGGGGGCGGTGGGCGTGACTGCGGCTGCGGCGTACAAGGAGGCGATGGCGTCCCCGATGCTGGGGTCGTTCTTCGAGGAGGACTTGGCCAACGCCACGGCCTACTCCAAGACCATCGTTTACAACACGATCCGCGAAGGCATAAGCAATGGCGAGACGACGCCTGCCATCGTGAGGTCTATCATTGGCACCAAGTCGCTCGTCTACAAGGACGGCACGATCAACCAGACGCGCAATAGCGTCACATCTCTAGTGCGCACTGCTCGGACGCACATGAGCACCACGGCCTACGACATCACGTACCGCGCGCTGGGCGTGAGCCAGGTTATCTTCATTGCCACGATGGATGGGCGCACGACGTTCCAGTGCTCCAGTCTTGACCAGAACGTGTACAGCACCGAGGGCAACTACCCCCGTCCGCCATTGCATAGAGGATGCCGGAGCACCATTGCGCCCTACCTTGGTGGCGACGTGAATGGCGTCCGCCCATACGTCAAAGCCTTCAAACCACTCCGGCAGATCAAGAAGAAGGATCGTCCTGGCGGCATGGTGGGCAACGTGAAGGCCGACACCAGCATGGTAGAATTCCTCAAAAGGCCGTCTAATTCCGCCTTTGCGCGGGAGTATTTCGGGGAAACTAGGTACAAGTTGTTCAAGTCTGGTAAAATCACGCTAAAGCAAATGATTAGAGCCGACGGGTCGCGGATGAGTATCGACGAGCTGCGCACCAAGTACCCGAAGGACTTTAAGGCGATATTCGGGGAGTAATCCCCACACTGCCGTGGCTAAGCTGCGGCGTAACCAAGTCTCTAGGAGACGATCATGCCCTTTGATTTTGACCCCGCAGAACTCGGCCTTGAGCTGACCGACGAACAGAAGCAGGCTATTGAAGCCAAGTTCAACTCCTCACTGGAAAACGAAGTTTCCGGCCTCAAGGGCAAGAACTCCGAGCTGATCCAGAAAGAGAAGGCGCTCAAGGAGCAGATGAAGCAGTACGACGGCGTTGACCCGCAGCGTGCCCGTGAGCTGGAGAAGATGCTGGCTGAGAACGAAGAGGCCCGCCTCATCAGCGAAGGCAAGTTGCAAGAAGTCATCGACACTCGCACCGAGCGCATGCGGACTGAGTACGAGCGCCGCAATCAAGAGATGGAGCAGCAACTGACCGGCGCGAAGACGTTTGCCGAGAAGTTCCGTGGCCGCGTACTGTCTGATGAAGTCCGCGCTGCCGCTGGCAAGCTGGGCGATGTGGCCGATAGCGCAGCAGAGGACGCCGCATTCCGCGCCCAGATGCTGTTCGAGGTCAATGATGAGGGACAGGTCGTCCCGAAAGAATCGGCGGGCCTTGACTCCAATGGCAAGCCGCTGACCGTAGAATCCTGGCTCGCGTCTATGCGCGAATCAGCGCCGCACTGGTTCCTCCGCCCCCAAGGGGCAGGCGCACCTGGTAGCGGTAGTAGCTCCGCCTCGCCCAAGGCGTGGAAGGATGCAAATAGCCTTGATGACAAGGTGTCTGTAATTCGAGCAAAACTCAAATCCAAATCCTGAAGCGTAAAGCGAGGTAGTACCCATGGCTCTTTCCAATATGGAAGTGTTCAACCAGTTCCTGTACAGCTCAGCAACTGAGACAGTTCGCCAGCAAGTCGAGCTGTTCAACGCCGCATCCGGCGGCGCGCTCGTCATGAGTCAGGCGCAGAATGTTGGTGATGTCTCCAATGAAGTCTACTTCAAGGAGATTGCTAACCTGATTCGTCGTCGTGACGCATACGGCTCCGGCGCTGTCACCCCGACTACCCTTGAACAGCTCAACCACGTGAGCATCAAGGTCGCGGGCGGCACCTCCCCGGTGAACTTCGATCCGTCCCAGTTCACTTGGATTCAGCAGAATCCTGAGCAGGCTGGTGTCGTCTACGGCGAGCAGATCGCCCAGGCGCTGGTTCAGGATCAGCTCAATACCGCCATCCTCGGCCTGCAAACCGTTATGAGCGGCAACACCGACGTGCAGTTCGACGGCACCGCGTCCACCCTGAATCTCTCCGCGCTGAATAAAGGCGCTGCGAAGTTTGGCGACCGCTCTGGCGACCTGCGCGCATGGGTGCTGCACTCCAAGGCGATGCACGACCTGTATGACGGCGCGCTGTCCAATGGCCAAGACCTGTTCAACTTCGGCACCGTGAACATTCGCCAGGATGGCTTTGGCCGTCGCCTGATCATGACCGACTCTCCGGCCCTGTATGGCGCGGATGCTGGTGGTGTTGATGTCGACCACTATTACACCCTCGGTCTGGCAAGCGATGCCGCCCGCGTCGAAGACAACGGCGACTACTACGCCACCCTCGAAGAGAAGACCGGCTTCGAGAACATCCAGCGCACCTTCCAGGCTGAGTACACCTATAACCTGAGCCTGAAGGGTTATAGCTGGGATTCCTCGGTCAAGTCCCCGTCCGATGCAGCTATCGGCAGCGGTGCCAACTGGACTCAGATTGCCACCGACGTGAAGTCCACTGCGGGCGTGATGGTCACTAGCCTGTAAGCATCTCGCAGGCATAAAGAAGCCCCCTTCCGAATGGTTGGGGGCTTTTTCGTGGCCGCTAGCTTGTGCTGTGGTCGTGTTCAATGAAGCATTGCAGTGACTTTGCGCGCCTGTATGCCGCCGCCCTGTTCTTGTCGATCATCTTGTAAGTCGTGCCACGCTGAGTCCATGTAGCCCGCCACCTACCGCCAACCCTCTGGACGTGAATCTTTGTCATGTCGCTCATATCAACCCCCTATCCACATGATGGCCCCAGTCGCCACGATCACGACAAACTGGGCGATGGCGATGGAGCGCCAGGTGTTGAGGCGGCGCTTACTGGCGATGCTTCTGGTCTCCGCCTTATCCCAAGCCTCCCGCAGCATTGCGCTTCGGTCATGCGAGACGCCCATCCAGTAATGCACCATCATGTTCTCGAAAGCCTCGCCACACGACTCGCCTAAGCCGTGAGACTTGCCATCGAAGGCCGACCAGTACCCATCCGCATCTTGCCTGACTCTCAGCTTGCTCATGCGGATTCTCCTTGCGGGCGGGAGATCCAGCGGAAGTTCTTTGCGGCTAGCCCATTGGCTTCACCATACTCATCGGCCGCAAGATCCAATAAAGCTCCTCCGTAGTTGCGCGAAACGTTGTACTTATTGCCCATGACAAAGGACTCCCTTCCGCCAAAGCCAATTGATGCGGTAATGCACTCCACCACATCCCCCACCTTCCAGTTGGCTGGGTCGGTCATGTCTTCGGTGTGCTCTTCTGGCAGATCGCGCTCCCATTTTGCGCTTATCTCTAGCGTGTACCCTGGCATTAGCTGGCGCGCATTCTCAACAGCCTCTACTCGTTTCGCCTCATGCTCAGCCGCCTTCCGCTCATGCTTCGCTGCCTTGGCGGCGTGGCGATTGGCTTTGGCGAGGAGCTGTTCGATGGTGGTGGGTTGCGGGGTGATGATGTCGCCACCATCGCTCGATACTTTGTCACCGAAGGTGTGCCGGTCAACTCGTTCAAACTCCCATATTAGGCCGCGCCAGACTAGGTTTCGGGCATCGCCCGCGTTGTCGATGATTGATACATCCCCGCCAGCCCCCGTATCGCCCTCCCCGACAACCTTGTACTCAACTCCTTCGGTGAAGCTCTCGTCATAGCTGACAACGCACAGTGCCATATATTTGATCTTGCTCATGCTCATTCTCCGTCTGGATATGTGATATGTGATACCGCCAATGCAGCCGCCCCCACCGCAAGCGGTAGGCCGAATACGCCATACCACCCGCCCAACTCCGCGTAGATGTACAGGATGCCCAGTAGGTAGGGCAGGGTGAGGAGGTGGTAGATGCAGCCCCGCATGTTGTGACGCTTCTCGCGCTGGGTTATAGCTCCGCCTCCCGTTCGCACTTCAGCAGGTAGTCTGCCGTATCGAGGGCGTTCCGCACCTCTTCTGCTAGATCGCTGGCCCAGAACGATATATCTGAACTATCCGTCTCGCTCTTGGCGCTGGATAAGTATTTATGGGCCGCCATCAAGTGGCCGCGAGCCATCTCCAAGGAACAAACTGCTCTTGCGCTCATCTTCCCGCCTCCTCTGTTGGTGTGCCATCAATCTAGCCCACCTCATTGTAACGCGCAAGTGTTAATTTATCCTTGCGTGATGGCGGGGCGTGGCATAGGCTAGGGGTGTCAACCAAAGGAGGTGGCATGAAGATCAAGACTGAGGAGCTGAGTGGCAAGGCGTTGGATTGGGCGGTGGCTACGTCCCAAGGGTGGCTAGCCGATGAGGAGAATGGCGACTGGATTTTTCACTGCGCCGCGATCATCTCGATTGAAAGATATGCGCCATCCGTGGACTGGGCGCAAGGTGGGCCGCTGATCGAGCAGCACAAAGTCACGCTCGACACTACCTCCAGCGATCAATGGGAAGCCCATGCGGGCGGCCCGTTCGGCTGGTGGTCGTCAGACAAGCCCCTCATCGCCGCCATGCGCGCCATCGTGGCTTCCAAGCTGGGCGAAGAGGTGGATGTGCCGGATGAGCTGATCAACTAACCGCGAGGCCGCACCATGTTCCCATTCGATTGCGTAGGCATGACGACTGACGAGCTGATACAAGCGCAGGTTGATGAGCTGGCGTGGCTGACGCAGGGCTTCACCGTGGTATATATCGAGGACGAGGAGAGGGATGATGAGTGGACGTAAAGCGAGCATTCAAGAGATCGAGTCTAAGTTTGAGCGGGCGCTAGATCGCTACCGGAACGCCCAAGATGAGAGCGAGCTTGAGGCTGGGTCGAATCAGGCTGTCGCGTTTGCCAAGAAGCTGAGGAAGGCGCGGCGCGCGGCAGGGCTTGAGGTGTCCGATATCAACCGCGTAATGGAGGGAGTGCGCCGCCACAAGTCATTGTCGAGCGCGGAGCGGAAGGCCAAGGTGACATACAAGGCGTTCTATAGGTCTGGGAAGTGGAGGGAGGTGCGATACCTTGCCTTGAAGCGAGATGGGAAGCGGTGCGCGTGCTGTGGAGCATCGAGCGCCGATGGCGCAAGGCTGCATGTTGACCATATCGTGCCGCGCTCAAAGAATCGCTCGCTTGAGCTTGAGTTATCCAATCTTCAGGTGCTTTGTGAGGACTGCAATCTCGGTAAGGGCAATATGGACTCAGTTGACCATCGCAATCCTCCGCAAGACCCTCGGGATAGGGTGATAAAGGAGCTAATGGAATACTGCGAGGAACTGCAAGACCAAATCGCCATCCTTGAGATGGGAAGAATCTGAGACCGGCCCGCCACTGCGCGGGCTTTTTCATGCCCGTATGCCGCATATCCCTCCCGTGGTAAAATGGCCTCATCCAACATGGAGGCCGATATGACGACCATCGAATACACCAAGCGCACCCAGGGCTTCGAGTCTGGCGTGAGCTACCGCAATCCCACCTACTTTGTGAAACCTGAGCCGTGCGATGCCGTCGTGCTTGATGGCGACATTCCCGTGATCCAGTCCGCCTATGAGAATGCTGGCGTGCCGGTAAGCGTGAAGGGTGGCGAAGCTACGCCCGAACCGGAAGCGTCCACTGAGAACGATTCTGAGGCTGCTGAGCGCGAGTTTCTGGCGGCTGAGTACGAAGAGCGTTTCGGCAAGGCACCGCACGGCAAGATGAAGACCTCCACGCTCCGCGAGAAGCTGGAAGCGGCTGAAAAAGGCGAGGAATAATTACATGGCAACGTCATACATCACCACGGCGGACGTGGAGACGATCAAGGGCGTCGATTGGTATGGCGATGCCGACCCTAGCGCCTCCGTCCTTCAGGCGAACGTGTGGATGCAGTCCTACGGCGTGCGCGAGGAAGGCCCTACCTCCGATGACGTGAAGCAGGCGGGGGCTATCCTGGCCGTCATGGCTGCCGATGGTGCGCTGTACGCTGACAGCAAGGGGGCGGTGAAGCGCAAGCGGGTCAAGGCGGATACGGTCGAGACGGAGACCGAGTATCAGGCGTGGTCTAAGGCGTCTACCGGCCAGCTCGCTCTCGTCAAAGCCCTGCTTGCGCCCTACGTCACCGCATCCACCTTCGGTGCCAACGTGCGCTACCTGACGAGGGTCTGACATGGGTATTCGTGACGACATCTGGGCCGACGTTGCCGAGGCGTTCGATGAGGACTTGGCGGACGCCGTGCAGGACTTCTCGTTTGAGCGCGTGACCGTTGGTGAGATCGACCCCGTGACAGGCGTCCCGACTGGCGGCGATGAGGTGCTGGTGAGCGGGCGTGGCGTGTTTGGCGGCTACTCGTCTGCCGACATGGCGGCTGCATCCAACTCCTCGGACGGCCAGCACATCGAAAGCACTGATGTGAAGCTGCTTGCCCTTCAGCTTGAGGTCATCAACGAGGCGGGCGAGATGGTCAAACCAGTCGAGGGCGATTACATCACATACGCTGACGGCACCATGCGCGCGGTGAGGGTGGGAAAAGACCCCGCCTCCGCGACGTGGGTTATTCAGCTTCGGAGGACGTGATGGCGAGCGCATCGTGGAACATTGATCCGGCCAAGTTCATTCAGGTTGCTGAGAACGACCTGACCGACATGATGAAGACGATCACGCTGGACGCCTTCGGTATGATCATTCGCATGTCGCCAGTGGATACCGGCGCGTTTCGTGGCAACAACCGCGTGAGCATTGGCCGGCCGGACAACAGCTATGACGTGACCAAGACCAGCCAGGCGAATAAGGCGGAGGGCGAGCAGGCTATCGCGTCGATCAGCGTGCCGTACACCACGGTTTACATCCAGAATAACCTCCCCTACGCTGACCGCCTTGAGAATGGCTCCTCAATGCAGGCTCCGGCAGGCTTGTACGGGATCACTTACAACAGCATCGCGCAAAAATACGGGAGGTGAGCATGGCCCTGAATCCTCACCAGGTTCGCTCTAGGCTCGTCTCGCACGCCACTACGTGGATCGACTACCCGCAGGCGTATGACGGCATTGCCGCTAGCTCTGATGTGCGGGACGCCCAAGAGGCGAAAACACCATGGGTTCGCTGTACAATAGCAACAGGCGACAGCTTCATTGCCTGTATTGGCGCGCGCCCTGAGTCCCGCCACACTGGCGTGGTTCTTTTGCAGGTGTTTACCAAGGCCCCGGCAAAGGTGACGGCCACCAATCCCCCTGAGGGCATTCTGGCGTCACAAATCGCATCATCCCTGAGCGAACACTGGGAATATCGAGCACTGGGGGGCGTTGAGACACTGACGCCATCATTGCAGACTATCGGCCCGCTCGACGGGTACTACCAAATCAACGTATCGGTGCCATACCGCACCTAGTGGAGAGACACCATGTCTAGCGGAAACCGCGTAGTCACGTACTACACCGAAGAGACCACCATTGGCGAGACGCCAGCCATCCCCACCTGGGAGACGCTGCGCTTCACCGAAAACGCCATGACTCCGACCGTCAACACATCCGCGTCTGACGAGATTCGCGCTGACCGTATGCGCGGCAACTCCACCATCGACAGCATCGACTACTCTGGCGACATTGGTGTGGAGTTCTCGGCTGGCACATTCGACACCCTGCTCGCTGGCGCGTTCTACAGCGATTGGGTGGCCGATGAGCTGACCATCGGCACCACGGAGAAATCGTTTACCTTCGTGAAGGGCTATGCCGACGTGAACACCTGGCACACCTTCACTGGCGTCCACATCGGCACCCTGTCGCTGGATGTGCCGGAGGAAGGCAAGATCACCATGACCTTTGGAACCATGGGCATGGGCTATGAGGACGCCACCACCGACCCGACCAGCGGCGACACCATCAATCCCGCCACCACCACCGTTGCGCTGGGTTCCGGCACTGGCGTTGGTGAAGTCTTGGTGGATGGCGTGTCGCTGGCTGGCTCCGCGTGCATCTCCGCCCTGACGCTTGAGCTGGACAACACCATCCAGACCCAGCGCTGCCTCGGCAAGGTCGGCCCTGGCGCACTGCGCGCCACTACCGCCGCCGTGACTGGCACTGTTACAATGGCGTGGTCTAGCGCGGCGCTGACCCAGTGGCAGAAGACGTTCACTCGCGAGTCTATCGCTATCGTCCTGCCGCTGGAGGATTCTGCGGGCAACAGCTACACGCTGACCCTGCCGGAAGTCGAGATTGACGGCGACCTGCCGACGGGTTCGCTTGAAGACATTATTCAGGTCGAGCTGAACTACACCGCCCGCAACACGCCGATCAGCATCACCCGCTCACTAGTCTAACCAACATCGGCCCGTCGTCATGGCGGGCCTCTGGAGAAGCATCAATGGCGTTCAACGCAAAGCGACACAACGCAAAGGCATTCACCGGCGGCGCATGGGTAGAGATCATGGGCGGTCGATTCAAGGTGGCTCGTGCTGGAAACCTGGTATATCAAGAAGCGCTGGAGAAGTCCCGCAAGCGCAAGTATGCGAGCAAGGCTGAGGAGCAGGAATCAACCCTCCGCGCCATCGCTGAGGGCATCCTGAAGGACTGGGAAGAGATCGAGGATGCGGACGGCAAGACCATCCCCTACAGCATCGACAATGCCGTCGTCGTGCTGGAGGAGAATCCCGACCTGCTTACCGAGCTGCTGGCTGAGGCCAACAACCTCGACAACTTCCGCGCTGAGGATATCGAGGAGCAGGGAAAAAAGCCGTAGCGGCGCTGAAGTACGCGATGGAGAATGCGGGGCGGGAGACGAAAGCAGCGGCCATTGCGGCCAGCTTGGGCCTTGAGCCTCCCGATCCTCCCGAGATCGACCATCGCACGGAGTTTTGGCTGGGCATGTTCCGCCGCCTCTCCCCCTCCCGCCAGTACACGCATGGCATTGCGGTGAACATCCCCGTCAGCGAGATACAGGCGTTCTGCCAGTTTCACCCCGTCCCCGCCGATCCTGACGAGGTGCTGCATGTGATTGGCGAGCTGGATGATGCGTATCTTGCTCATCAGGCGAAGCAGCGGGAGCGCAGCGCCAAGAAGCCTAGAGCAAAAAAATAGCCCCTCGATTGAGGGGCTTTTGCGTTATGATCGGGCGATCAATCTAGGCGGCCTTTAACGTAAAGCGCTTTGGCCGTCTTGTGGTCTACAAGAACCCCGCCGCAGGTATTGGCAGTCTCACTAACTGGCGTCTCTGGCTCATACCAGCCAGTCTCCTCCTCCCTCTCCGTCAGCACCCTGCTATCTCGATAGCTAGCCTCGCTGGCCCTGCACTCAGGGCAGAAGAACGGCCCGCACTGCACCATCCCAACCCCAACGTCCACCCAGTCAGCCTCGCAGTCCTTGCATCCGCAGTACGGGCATATTGCCAATGGCGTCGAATACGCACCACTGCCAGTGCCATCCACAAACTCATGTCTTCCAATTCCGGTGCTCATCATCACATCTCCTCTGTTGGTGTGCCCACAAGTTAGCCCGCCCACACCCCAGCGTCAAGGCAAAATTAACACTTGCGCGTGATAATTCGCGGTGCTAGGTTAAGCGCATACCAACCAAGGAGAAGCGAGATGATCGACTGGATTGATGTGAATGATGAGCTGCCGCAGGACGGGGAGTGGGTGCTGGGGTACTTCCCTGATCGTCCGTGGGGCGCGGGCGAGGAAAAGTGGCGACACAAGTGCCGTGTGGTACGATTTGTTAGCGGGCTGTCTATCGAGGGGCGCGGCGATCATCCAGATAGGGAGCGCGCACGCTACTGGCATTCCGAGGACGAAGGCAGCAACAACAAGCGTACGTTCAACTGGCAGACATTCGGGGCAATGGAGATGTTCGGGCAAGAATGCGCCAAGTGGGCGCGACTGGAAATGGAGGTCGAGGCATGAGTAATTCAACAGCGGGATATTCGGATGTCGAGTGGGCGTGGTCAGGGGTGGTGTTCGTGGTCGGCCTGATCTTCCTGTTCTGGTGGAACAGCGAATCGCCGGAGGATGTGGCTGCCGACAAGGATCGCGCCCAGCGTGCGCATATCGCGGTGAAGGGCAAGAACATGCTCCGCGACTACCTGAAAGATGGCGACAGCGCCAAGGTGAGCGGCGTACGGGGATTCGCAGCAACGGGCGTCGCCTGCGGCACGGTCAACGCCAAGAACGGCTTCGGGGCGTATGTAGGTAAGCAACAATTCATCGTCGATACGGCCAGCGGCCAAGTCTTCCTCGAAAGCACCGCCCCGCAACAGATTCTCGATTCATGGCCGACACCCTGTCGGTGATATAATGAGTGCACCACGCCCCGCCATCGTGCGGGGCTTTTTGCATTCTAGGAGGGCGCGCAATGGCGTACCAGACATCGACACTCAGGCTTGTGGTAGACAGCCGAGGGGCCGCCGGAACCATTAGTGGCATGAATAATCAGCTTGGCTCGATGCGCACGCTTGCTCTTGCAGCCTCTGGTGCGCTGGCCGCGATTGGTGGTACGAGCGGCGTCCGCAAGATACTTGCGGCGACTGACTCGCTCAAGGGCATGCAGGGCAGGCTGTCGACCGTTACGGGTTCCTCTGAGGAGGCGGCTAAGGCGCTGGATACGCTATTCAACTCTGCCGAGAAGACTCGCGCCAGTATCGAGCCTACCGTTACGCTGTACGCCAGCCTAGCGGCAGCCACCGAAAACATGGGGTACTCGCAAAACGAACTCGTAAAGATCACGGAGTCCGTCAACAGGGCGATGGCCATTAGTGGCACAAGCGCTGCGTCAGCCTCCGGCGCAGTGACTCAGCTAGGCCAAGCGTTCGCGTCTGGCGTTCTTAGGGGTGACGAGTTCAATAGCGTTAATGAGGCCGCCCCGCGCATCATGAAGGCGGTTGCCGACAGTCTTGGTGTGAGTCGCGGCGCTCTGCGTAGTATGGCGGAGGCTGGCGAACTTACGGCGGACGTGGTTGGTGATGCGTTACTTGGTAGCTTTGAGGAGCTGCGCAGTGAAATCGACAAAATGCCGCAGACTATCGACCAAGCGGCGGCGGAGTTCGAGAACAGGTTCATTGAGTCGTTCGGAAAGATAGACACCTCTGCCGTCGTCTCTGGCATCAACTCGATAGCCGATGCTCTGACCGACCCCTCATTCCAGCAGTCAGTGGTTGATATAGGTGGCGGGGCTATTCAGGGCGTCGTCTTGCTTGCTGACAACATCGAGATCATAGCCACTCTGCTCGCAGCAAAGTTCGTCCCTGGGATGGCGGCAGCCGCCGCCGCGTCACTGAGGAATGTTGCCGCTGCTCAGGCTGCCGCTGTTGCAGAGGCTGAGGCCGCTGCTGCACTGGTTCGCCGCACAGCAGCAGAGAAGCAGTCCGCTCTAGCCATGCTGGCTAGCGCAAGGCTCGACGTGCAGGCGACTGCTGGCACCAACGCCCACGCCTTCGCCCTGAATCAACTGTCAGTCGCTAGGGTTCGTGCTACCAATGCGGCAGGCGCTCATAATGCCGCCACCGCTGCATCTACCGCTGCAATGGGTCGGGCGTCCATCGCTGCCCGCGCCCTGTCTGGGTCGATGGCGCTGATCGGCGGCCCTGCTGGCGCGGCAATCCTTGCTGCTTACGGCCTGTATAAGATGGCCGACTCATTGCAGATAGCAGAAGGCCAGGCGGAGAAGACTGAGTTCCGAGTTGGTGAGCTGACCGGCAAGATCAGCGATCTAAGCAAGAAGGTCACCGAGAACAAGATCACAGAACTCAAGACCGACTTGGCCGACCTTGAGCTCCAAGCTGCGGCTACTGCTGGGGCAATGGAGAGCGCGCAGGAGTCCGCCAACAGCAACACGTCCGGCGGCATACTTGGCGTCAGCGCGAAGTCGATCACGCAGCTCGGTCAGGCTGCGCAGGCTCAGTCAGAACTGACTGTAGAGACCAATGCGACCAAGGAGGCTATCGCCGATCTAGAAGGTCACCTCAAGGACTTGGCAAAAGAGGCGGAGAATGTGCCCCCGCCATTAAGGCAGCTTTCGCAGGAGGCCCAGGCGCTAACAAAAGCCGTGCAATCAGCCCTTGGCGTCTTCCAGTCTCTCCGCGCTGAGTTTGACCCTGCTGGATCGGCAATCGATGAGTACAGCGCCAAGCAGATGCAACTCAAGCTGCTGCTGGACAACAACAAGATCAGCGCAGAGAACTATCTTGCGGCCCTGAATCTTCTCGGCATCAAGATGCGCGAGACTATCGCTGGCGGCGATATGTCTGGCGGCTTCATGGGCAGCGTGGAGACTGGGGGCGTGGCTCGCGGCCAAGACCCGTTTTCAAGCAAGAGCGCAGACCCGATGAGCGAGTGGCTTGAGAGCGCCCGCGCTGCATTTACCGACTTCGAGCAACTGTCAGCCAATGCTGCTCAGAACTTCACCTCCAGCTTCGGCCAAGCGTTCGCCACCGCCATCCAAGATAGCGACAGTCTTGGCGATGCGTTCCGCAGCATGGCGGACGGCATGGTGACGAGCATCCTGACCGCTGTGGGCGAGATGATCGCTCAGTGGGCCGTGTATCAGGCCGTGCAGCTTGCTACAGGCAAGGCGACCCAGGCAGCGGCTGTGACAGCGGCCACCTCAAACGCCCTGGCCGCCCAGCAGATGGCGGCAATCAACGCCTACTCATCCACCGCAGCAATCCCGATTACCGGCCCAGCAATGGCTCCGGCTGCGGCGGCTACTGCGCTGGCGGCTACTGCGCCATACGTGGCTGGCGTCACTACCAACTCGATTGCTGGCATGGCTCACGACGGCATCGACTCCGTGCCGAGCGAGGGCACCTGGCTGCTCGACAAAGGTGAGCGCGTTGTGGACTCCCGCACCAACGAAGACCTCAAGACCTTCCTTAACTCCTCGCGTGGCGTCGAGCAGGGCGCAGTGGCATCCAGCAGCTCGGGCGGCGGAGATTCGAGCGTTGAAGTGGTAAACTACATCACAGTTCAAGCAAGCGACGGCCAGTCCACCGAGGACGCTCAGAAGCAGGGCGCGGAGATCGGCAAGACCATCAAGGCCGTGGTACTCAAGACTATCAACGAACAGAAGCGCCCAGGCGGCGCGCTCGCATCGGTGGGGAAATAACATGGCATCATTACCCGACATTGGGCGCGAACCTGACTACGGGCTAAATGCGTCCCCGACATTCCGCATCCGTCGCGCACAGTTTGGCGACGGTTATGAGCAGCGCGCCCCAGATGGGCTTAACCACGTCCGCCGCTCATGGTCGGTCACATGGTCAGTCATCAGCGAGGAGGAGAAGACGGTGCTCATGTCATTCTTCGCTCAGATGGCTGGCGTTTACTCGTTCTACTGGGTGATTCCTGACACGTTTGAGAACGTTCGCGTGACATGCGAAGACCCTTCCGCAACATTCGACAGCTTCAGTAATCACACGGTTACGGCCACCTTCAAAGAGGTATTCGATATTGTCTGACTTGATTGCCACATCCGCCCAGAAGCTCGAGCAGGACGCGATCATCAACCTGTTTGAGTTGGATGCAAGCGACTACGATGACGGTGTTCTGCGCTTCTGTAACGAGGCGCTGAATGGCGGGAGCGTGTTCTTCAACGGCTTTGAGTACATGCCATTCCCAATCCAGATGGAGGGGTTCGAGTGGAACGGGCGCGGCTCACTCCCTCGCCCCACGCTGTCCATCTCTGCGCTGGTGCCCGCGATTCGCTCGCTCATCCTGTCTGCCGAGGACTTGGTGGGCGCACCGATCAAGCGCATCCGCACTTACCGCAAGCACCTGGATGACGGAATTGACCCCGACCCCGAGCGCCAGTGGCCGACGGAGCACTTCGTGATTGAGCGCAAGGCCAGCCAGACGAACACGCTGATCCAGTTCGAGCTGTCGGTGAAGATGGATCAGACTGGCCGCAAGGTACCATCTCGCCAGCTCCTCCGCGACACCTGCACCCACCGCTACCGCTACTGGGATGGCTCGCAATTCCGATATGACGGCGTGACATGCCCATACACTGGCGACGACTATTACGACGAGGCTGGCAATAGCACATCCCAAGCCAAGGATGATGTGTGCGGCAAGCGCCTGACTGACTGCAAACTGCGCTTTGGCGAGAACAGCGAGCTGCCGACGCGCGCATTCCCCGGTGTGGGGCGCTACTGATGTTTGCCGAGCACTACGACGCCATCCGCGCTGGCGCACTGGCCGCATATCCCGAGGAGGCTGTGTGGCTGGTGGTTAATGGCGAGCTGCGCAGCGTGCCCAACGTATCGCCCGAGCCGACCAAGACATTCCTTGTCGCCAAGCAGGACATGATGCGCGCAATGGTGGAGGGTCTGGATGCTGTCGTCCACTCCCACCCCGACTACCCTGCCTGCCCCAGCGAGGCAGATATGCGCGGGCAGATTGAGTCTGGCGTGCCGTGGGGCATCATTGCGACCGACGGCAAGGCTTGCTCTAGCGTGGCGTGGTTTGGCGATGACGTGGAGCGGCTGCCGCTACTGGGGCGAGGCTTCCGGCATGGCGTGACGGACTGCTATGGACTGATCCGCGACTACTACCAGATGGAGCATGGCATCGCGCTTCCGGAATACCCGCGATCATGGGAGTGGTGGCTCAATGGCCAGAATCTCTACCTCGATGGCGTGGAGGCGGCGGGCTTCTATCGCATCCGCCAAGACGAGGCGCGCGAGGGGGATATGTGGTTCGCACAGCTTAGGAGCAAGGTGCCCAATCACGGTGGTATAATGACCTCAAATGGCCTGGCGCTACATCACCCATCCGCCTCGCTGCCTGTGGACGAATCCCGTCTCAGCAAGCGCGACCCGATTGGGCGATGGCTGCCGCATATCACACACTGGTACAGACACAAGGAGATGCCGCAGTGAAGAAGATCATCCTTCACGGCTCGCTCAAGAAGTTTGGGGAGTCATTCGAGCTTGAGGTGAAGACTGCCGCTGAGGCCGTCCGCGCCATTGGCGTGCAGGTGCCAGGCTTCATGCAGGCCATCCGCAATGGTGATTGGCATGTGTTCCGTGGCGGCGTGAAGAAGGGCAATGACATCCGCGAGGATGAGATCGACCTTGGTGTCGGCAAGGCTGGCGAGATTCACATCATGCCCGTCATGTCTGGCGCTGGTAGCACGTTCAACATCATCGCAGGCGTAATCCTGATCGCCCTTGCCCCCTTCACTGGCGGCGCAACGCTGGCACCCGGTATCGCGATGCTTGGCGCGGGTGTTGTGCAGATGCTGACACCAGTCCCGAGCACCGACAAATACGAAGAGAAGAACGTACAAGAGCGCTCGTCCTTCCTCTTCGATGGGCCGGTGAACACCAGCACGCAAGGGCTCCCCGTCCCGCTAATCTATGGTCGCGTGCGCACTGGTAGCGCCGTCGTATCCGCAGGCATGACCGCCGAACAACTCCTATGAGGCATCCATGACAGACATCATTTACGGCGAGAAGGGCGGAAAGAGTGGCGGCGGATCAGCGCGAGTCGCCAAGGAAGCCCCCAATACCCTGCAATCCAACAGCGTTGCCCGCATCCTCGACGTTATCGGGGAGGGGGAAATTGTCGGCCTGGTGGACGGCCACAAGTCGATCATCATCGACGAAACGCCCCTCCAGAACGAGGACGACAGCTATAACTTCGATGGCGTCGTGGTAACTACCCGTGACGGCACGCCTGACCAGTCTTTCATCTCCGGCTTCCCTGCCGTTGAGACGATCCGCGACATCAGCACCCAAGTCGTGCAGGCCACGCCAATCGTCCGCACCATCAGCACTCTGACGGCCAACGCCGCCCGCGTGACTATCTCCCTGCCGCGCCTGACTGAGCAAAACAAGAAAAACGGCGACCTGAATGGCTCAAGAGTGACCATCGCCTTTGATGTCATGCCCTCTGGGGGAAGCTGGCAGGAAGTCATCTACAACACGATCAGCGGCAAGACCACATCCACCTACCAGCGCAGCTACCGCTTTGAGCTTCCAGGCACTGGCCCTTGGGACATCCGTATGCGCCGCATCAGCGCAGACGAGGATGAAGACGAGGCAATCCAGAATGACACCTACTGGGCAACGCTGACCGAGCTGACAGACGCCAAGCTCACCTATCCCGACACCGCGCTGGTGGCCCTTGAAGTAAACGCTAAGGACTTTGGCGACACCATCCCCTCGCGCTCATACGACGTGAAGGGCAAGATCATCAATGTGCCGGACAACTACGACCCCGAGACGCGCGAGTACACGGGCATCTGGTCTGGCAACTTCAAGCTGGCATGGTCGGACAATCCGGCATGGGTCTACTATGACCTGGCGACCAATGAGCGATACGGCGCAGCCATCGACAACGTGGACAAGTGGTCGCTGTACCAGATCGCCCAGTATTGCGACGAGCTGGTCGATAACGGCTATGGCGAGCAAGAGCCGCGATACACGTTCAACAGCGTGCTGAGCAGCGAGGAGGAGGCGTTTGATGCCCTCAACTCCCTAGCGTCCGTATTCCGTGGCATGACGTTCTGGGGTAGCGATACCGTCGTGGCCACTGCCGACATGCCTGCCGACATCCAGAAGCTAGTCACGCCCTCCAACGTCATCAATGGCGAGTTTGAGTATCAGGGAACGTCGCTCAAGGATCGCCACAGCATCGCGCTTGTGACGTGGAATGACCCAGACAGCAACTATGAGAAGACGATTGAGGTGGTGGAAGACTCATCCGCCATCCAGAAGTACGGATTCCGCAAGACCGATATCACTGCCGTTGGCTGCACCTCTCGCGGGCAGGCTCGACGCCTTGGTCTATGGGCGCTGTATAGCGAGCGTTCTGAGACTGAGACTGTCACGTATCGCGCGTCCGCAGATCAAGCTGACCTTCGCCCAGGCGACATTATTGGCGTCTCCGACCCATCCATCGCAGGCGCTCGCCTTGGTGGTCGCGTCCGCGTAGCCAGCACCACCGAGATTGAGCTGGACAAGCGCCCAGAAGAAGCGTTCGGTCAGGACTGGTATCTCGATGTAGTGATGCCGAATGGCGGCATTGAGCGCCGCGAGGTGGTCGACTTCGACGACAACGCGGTAACGCTATCCTCCCCGCTCAATGATGTACCCGTGGCTGGCGCTCAGTGGATTCTGTCATCCGCCGACGTGGAGCCGCGCCAGTTCCGCGTCATCGGCATCTCCGAGGAAGAAGAGGGTATCTATAGCATCACCGCTATCGAGCACAATCCGAACAAATACGCTGAGGTTGAGCAGGGCCTTGTGCTGCCGGAACCTGATTACTCCATCCTTCCATCTGGCCCCGTCTCCGCGCCCTACAACATCAGCACGGAAACCACCACCTACATCGCGGGCGGCACCCAGCACCAGCGCCTCACTATCTCATGGACTGGCAGCGATGATCCGCGCGTGACCAGCTACATCTGTGAGGTGGACGGGCCGGATGACGTGGCATGGGTGGGCGCATACTCCGGCGAGGGGCTGTCCGTCGATCTAAACGACATCACGCCTGGTGAGTGGAATATCCGCGTGCGTGGCGTGACATCTCTTGGTCAGCGTTCGCCTTGGGTCGTCATCACGACCACCATCGTCGGTCTTCTTGAGCCGACTGCACCTGACTCTGTCGGCATTGAGGTTGGCACATTCCAAGTCAAGCTCTCGCCAACTGGCGGCAAACCAGGCCAGCTCTGGCAATACTGGCGCTCAAGCGTCGCGCTTGCCGATGAATCGCTGATCGAAACCAATGCCGTGCTACTGGCGTCGAGCAATGGTTTCTACACCGACACCGGCCTCGATCCGCTGACGACTTACTACTACTACGTGCGCGGCTCAAACCAGTACGGCGTATCCGACTGGTATCCCGTGCAGGCGACCACGGTGGGCAACGCTGATGCCATTCTGGCCGCTCTGTCGGATAAGATCACCGAGAGCGAGTTGTACCAAGAGCTGAACGACCGCATCGACCTGATTGATGGCGCTGCCACTATTGAAGGGTCGGTGAATCAGCGCGTCCAAGAGGAGGCGGACGCCCGCATCGCCGCCCTGCAAAGCGAGGCTGATGCAAGAGCTGCTGACATTCAGTCAGTCACGCAGGCATACACAACGGCAGATGAGGCGATAGCTAGCGACGTTACCTCGCTTACGGCAGTCACGCAGACCAACGCCGCCGACATTGTTACGGAGAGAAACGCCCGAGTTAGTGGCGACGAAGCCAACGCCACCCAGATAACCCAGCTTCGCGCCGATGTTGACGACAACGCCGCGCTGATCCAGTCCGAGCAGACTGCTCGCGCGGATGGCGATAGCGCCCTGGCATCAGACCTTACGGTGCTGACAGCACGCGTAGGCGACAACGAGGCAGGCCTGCTTACCGAGTCCACAGCCCGCGCGGATGGCGATAGCGCTCTGTCTAGCCAGATAACCACGCTGTCATCGTCGGTTGATGATTCGCTGGCAGAAATTCAGACAAGCATAACGGCCAGCGTAGAGGGGCGCTCGCTTGTTGCGGATGGCTCATTCACATCCGGTGATGGGTCGCTGTGGAACAATATCGACTCAGTGACAATCGAGCAGCGCGATACGGCTGGATCGACGCTGCACTCTACTGCGCCTGCCAGCAACTTCGCGATCTTTAATGACGCCAACCAAGGCACAACTCGCAACGTAACCGCGACATTCACTGACGTATTCGAGGGTGATTTATATACGTGCGGATTCTGGTTCGCTAGGGTTGGCGCCGGAAACGGCACGATACGGATGACGGTTCAGTGGTACGACGCCGATTTTTCGCTAGTCTCGTGGACGACGATATACGCTGAGGACTTATCTACCCTAACTAGCGCAGAGTGGCAGTCATCTGGAGACACCACGATCACCGCTCCCGCTGGCGCTACGCAGGGTCGCGTCGTCATCCAGCTTGGGTCGGACAACACCACTGGCCGGGCCGCATTCACTGCGATCAAGGCTGGTATTGCCGATAAGGCGCTGTCCGAGAAGATTGATACCGTCCAAGCATCGCTTGGTGACGACATCGCCAGCGTAGAGCAGTCACTGACCGCAGAAGTGGATGCTGTCGAGGGCACCGTGAGCTCCCTGTACACCCTGCGCACAGACGTAAATGGTCGCGTGGCTGGCTTCGGCCTGAGCAACGACGGCGCGACATCAGCCTTCGGCATCGTGGCGGATCAGTTCTACATTGCCGACCCAGATAACAGCACGAACGAGGCAATCCCATTCATCTATGACAACGGCACACTGTATTTGCGCGAGGCGCTGATTGGCAGTCTGACGTTCAACAAGCTGCAAGACGATACCGGCACATTCATCGTCCAGAACGGCAAGATTCAGGCCGAATATCTGAGCGTTACGGGGCTTGAGGTTGAGTGGGCCGACATCCAGAACGTCGATATTGGGACGGCGGATATTCAAGACGCGGCGATCACCAGCGCCAAGATTGACGACCTAGCTGTAACGTCCGCCAAGATTGGCGATGCTCAGGTAGATACGCTGCAAATTGCGGGAAATGCGGTAACCATACCGGTGAGCAGCTATACCGCAGGCAACACGAATATCAGCCGGTCGAAAGCATGGACGACGATTCAGACGGTAGTGATAAACCCGCTCGGGGCGCCGTGCTCCATAACGTACACGGCTCTAATAGAAGCTGTCGTATCTGACACCTCAGCAGCCAACCTTTATCTGGACATGCGGATACTAAGGAACGGCACTGAGATTGTTAATTTTGGGGAGATATATTGGAATTCTTCTGGCGGCCCTGGCAATACCGGCATAGGTGAGTATATATCTGGAGGATACTTCGACCAGTCCACGTCGTCTGGATCGAGGTCTTACGAAATACAGGCTAGGTACCGAGGGCAGTGGGACTCGGTGTCATATATGAGGTCGAGCATGAGATTCGCACAATGCACGGGGGTGAGAAGATGAGGATTGCGGTCTATAGCGATCAGGGTGACATACTCCGCATTGTTTCTTGTGACACAAGCCAATCCAAATGGCAGAATCTTTCCGGCGAGATGCGCACGGTCGTGGGTGAGGGCGTCAGCGACGCCACCCACTACATCGCCAACGGAAAAGCTGTCGAGAAGTCCGCCATCACTCCATCCGTCTCGATTGATGGCGACACGGCGACCGTCACAGGCATCCCACACGACCTCGAAGTGTCGTTCGATGGCGTGATTGCGATCACCGACGACGAGCCGCTAGAGCTGACGGTTGATGAGCCTGACGCCTACATCCTGCGCATCGACGGCGGCGCGAAATACTTTGACACCGAAGTGGAGATCGACTTTGGCTAAGATCAACGCAAACCGCTACGCGGACGCCACTGAGGCCCAATCCTCCTATCTCGCCAAGGTGGACGCCTTCATTGAGTCCCGCCGATCAATCCCTGCCGCCAAATCGGACGCCTACCGCGCGAAATACGACGACGCATGCGGTATAATTGATGGCAACCAATCATCAGGATGGGTGGCTGCTGAGGCGTCTGAGGCGGGGGTGAGCGAGCAATCGGTGGCTGAGGCTATCATTGCCGCCCGCGCCAAGCAGGACGCCATCAACGCCAAGGTTGAGGCCAAGCGCACCGCAGCCAAGAATTCGATTCGCCAGGCGTCAAGCGTCCGCGAAATGCACAACATCCTTGAGTCACTCAAGGCTAGCTTATAGGAGGCCGCATGGCCCTCACGCTATCAGGAAGGCTGCAAGACCCCTATGGAAACGAGCTTCCTGGTGCCTCGATAAGATTCCAGGCATCGAGAACAGGGGCCGAGGTTATCGCCAACTACTCGGCAGAGGCCGTAGCGGATGCCCAGGGCGACTATTCCATATCGGTTCGGTATGGGACTTACCACATATCGGCTCGCCAGTCAGAATCAGATCCGTGGTACACAATTGCGCGCAATATCCCCGTCACTCCTGACACCACCAGTGAAAGCGTGAATGATCTTATTGTTGCGTTT